CTAAAAAAAACGCATCACTAACCGCAGCATTTTTCATCAAATAGGACAGCGGCGAAAGGTCAGTGTTTTCATCAACTTTTACATTCTTCTTTTCAAGAATTTCTGTGATGTTTTCTTCTGTGAGTAGAAGTAGATTTAATCTTGTGCTATATATATCACTACCCATTTCTAACATTTCCCCAACTGTTATTGGCGATACTTCGCAAATCTCCGGGAGCACAGATGCGTAGCCGCCATAGGCTTGTTCTTTAATAACTGACATTTGATTAGCTGAAAGCATTGATTGTAAACCTCATCAAATAACTTCCTGTTTGATTGGTGAGAGATGAGATATCAAAGCCTTCATATTGAATTTCTCCAAGTCCATTAATGCGTTTGTTCTAAAGAGACTTACGCACTTCTGCCATGATGGCGAAAGGACGAAGTTGATTACCTGCTATTAACCATTCCTTATAAGGAGTGTAAACGTAGATAAGCAACTAAATTGCTTCAGTGCAAGTGTTTGTATCAGTTATATGAGAGCCGCTGAAAACCATTACTATCTTACTTGTTGTTGTTTCATCCTCAGATGTAACAAGAGGAACTACTCTAATGTTCTTTCCAAAACATTCCATAATTTCTTCATCAGTCAAGTCTGGATGTAAATTTGGATTTACAGGGTCTCTGTCTGTATTAATCAAAAGCTTTACAAGCTATTGGTTATTTAAAAGTTTTTTGGCAAGTTTTTCAAGGTTTGGACCAAGTTCCTAACCATAATTAACTTTTGAAAGTTCCATTTAACTCACCCCTTATTCAAAGCATTCAAGAAGAAATTCTTATCTTCTCCTATCTCAATATCCGCAGTAGTCTTTGGCTCTGGCGGCTTAGTAAGATATTCAGCAATAGATACATAAGCAACACCATCGATACTTAAGTTATCCTTACCTACTATTTCCCATCCTCTATCTTTATAATCAAAATACATATTCTTCTTTAGGAAGTCATTATCTTGTGCTATAAACTTTCTATGGGCAAGTGGCTCCCTGTATGATACCGCACCATAGGAAGTAAATTTATCTTGAACAAATGTAGAAGTCTCATTAACAAATCTTATTGGAATAGTGCGAATTGTGTCGCCATATTCATCAGTCTGGTTGATGAAGGTATCTAACACCATTACTTCATAGCCGCGGTATCCATGTGTAATATCATCACTTACTGATATTACAATCCAGTAGCGGTCAAATTCCTCGTTTTTAACTTTCTGTAATATTTTAAGCACATCACCAGTTTTAAAAACGGGACTTTTCATAGAGCAATGGAGATTAGAAAGCAATTTGTCTTTCCAGCGTGTTGGAGCAACAACACACACAATTTCTTGCGGCGTTTCATTAACTTCATAAATCAAAGACTGATATGGACTTCTTTTCAAATAGATTTTATCAAACTCATTTTCTTTTGCTGTCTTGATGCGTTCCTGCATTGTATTACCGTTCTTGTTCATTCGTTTTAAATAAACTTCATCAAAATAACTCATATCACATCAATCCTATCAATTAAGTTCATACATTCAAAAATTGTCTTTCTGAAGTATTTATAGGACAAGTATCTGCAATTTGAGATTTTTGAAACAAGAACATAATATTCAAGACTTCTATCCTCATTAGCGAAGTTTCCCAAATCAATTAAAATATTATCAAGGAAGTCTTCCCATGAGCCATCTTTTTCTTTTTCACAGAGAAGTCCATATAGACGATTCTTCAAGACTTCCTTGTGCTTAGCGACGAAATCTCGGTCCACGTCTTACACCTCCTCCTGCCAAAGATTTAAAATTAAAAGTACGATGGTCAGGTGAGCGGTAATAATTTGCCTCTACTTGACGAGCGTCGGCAGTTGCTTGTGCTTTCAATTCAATGAATTGACGAAGCAAGTTTGCCTGAGAGAAATCGGCTTCATCGTACTGTGTTTTAATATTTTCCCAAGAATCGACTGTTCTTTTAAGCCACTCCTGCTTCATAAATAATGCAAGCACCTATATTTCTGCCTGCCCCATTTTTTCATCAACAAAGCATTGTTTTTCTTCGTCGATGTCAAGGCGGCATCTTGGGAATTTGAAATAAGGTATAGCGGAATTGAGAAAGGCTCTCCAGTCAAGGAGAAACCATTCTAAATCCTCTTTTGAGTAGCAGTGTGACCAGTCATCTTCATTTACCTTTGAAAGGAACGCTTCATAAACGTTCATTAAAGTAACCATTCACATCACCTTATTAAACTGAAGTAAATACACCTTCTGGTTTCTTATCTTTGTTCTTGGCGTCATATGCCTTTTCAGCATCAGCCTCAAGACGCTTTCTTGCTATCATAGCAATAACATCTTTGCCAGTTACTTCCTTGAGATAGTTAACTTTATCGTTATCAACAAGATTGTTTTCAACAGCATACTTAACTACTTCATTAGCCTGCTCGATAGAAACTGAATCGATTTCAGCTTTGAAATCATCATATTTCTTTATCTTCAAAAGAGTAAGAATCTGTTCTGGAGTAAAGACTTTAATTCTTGTTGGAGTTTCTGTGCCGGGCTCTTCAAGACCAAGGTCAATCTTTGCCTGCATATCATCAATATACAGCAAACCTGTATCAATCATGTATCTGAAGCCCTAATCCCATAAAAGCTGCTCAACAATATCAAATGGAAGAGCCTGCTTTGTACCCTTACCTGGGAATATTCTCTTTACATTATATGCGGGAGAATAAATTTCTACCGTACCTGCCTGTGTGTTCTGAAGAACTACCATTCTATTATCCATCATTTTTATTTCCTCCTTTTATCTCAATAAAAACGGCAGGTGAGATTTCTCACCCACCGTATTATCGTTTTTATTATCTGTAAATACCGTTGTGTGGATTGCCGCTTCTGTCAGGGCTTGCATATGGATACTGAGTTGTAAGAGTTGTGTTCTTATATACGCACCAGTCATTTGTAGTGAGTATAGCTACACCGAACTTCTTATAGATTTCAATCTCCATCTGACGGTCTCTGTGCTGCCAGTCTCTTACGTCTGTCTGACCTTCAAATACAACCTTGATAATCTTCTGGTTGCCAGCAGGGAAGATGAATGCTGTATCAGTAGGTGTCTGATATTCATTATTCTCTTCATCAGTAAATGCCTGTGGAAGCTGAACAATAGGAGTTCCACGGAACATTGTGATATAACCTGTTGCTGCAATTGAAGCAATATCGTTAGGATTGTAAACAGGTGTTGCATAACCTGCCTAAGCTGGGGTAGCAGGAGCAGCACCGCCTGCACCAAGACCATATACAGGCATACCAATTGCATCAGGACCCATTGACTGAACGAACTCAGGTGAAGCAAAAATTACTGCTGAGCCACCGCCATAGTTCTTAGCGATTGTGCAAAGTCTCTGCATTGCCTCTGGGTCAAATGTGTTTGTAGTAACCTTGTTAGCTGCTGGCATATCGCTGTTAGTTGTTGCTGCGATAAGTGCCTTAAGAAGTTCTCTGTAAATAGCCTCTTCAAGACCTTCAAGAAGAAGCTGAAGTGGTTCTGTGAGGTTTTCTGAACCGTCGAGCATTCTTTCGAAGTCAACGTAAGCAGCTCCACCGTAAGCCTTAGCACTTACTTCGAAGGTGTCAACGTCAAGTCTGAATGCCTCGTATACACCTGCAAGACCTACTTCTGTAACGAATGTCTTAGCACGTCTACGACCTCTCTTAACGATGAATGAAGCTCTCTGACCATTACCAACTGACTTGATTTCAGCAAACTGACCAATGAAGTTACCAACATATGAAGGAAGAACTTCATCAAATGTTTCCTGAACAATCTGGAAAATGTCAAGCTTATTCTTTTCATATTCATATTTGTTAGGTGCAAGAGCACGAAGCTCTTCAACTAAAGTGTCCTTTACGTCAGCAACACTGAAACGTGTAACGTCAGGGGAAGTGCCCTTGAATGCATGAATGTAAAGGTCTCTGATATCATTTTTATTCATTACTTTCTCACCTCTCCTTTAATTACTTAGTGCCGCCGTCGAGAATCTGGAACATAAATGAGCAAGTTCTGTCAGCGTTTGTGTATGCTGCTACAACCTGTGCAAGGATAATATCTTCAGTTGCGTCAGGTGTAACACCAATTACGAACTCACCATCTGAACCATCACGAACTGCTGCGTAGACAACGCCCTTCTGAGCAATAATTTGCTGAACTGCCTGCCATACCTGAAGTGAATCAGCAGTTGTTGTAAAGCCAGAAAAGTCTGCTGGTTCATCAAAATCTGTATCCCACTGAACTGCATTAGTTGTGATTCTCATACCTCTCTCAACGTAACCAATTCTTGGAAGCCAATCGTTTGTTGTGAGGAAGAAGTTTCTTCTCTGAGGATTAAACTGGTCATAAAGTTTTTCTGTTGAGTAGTTAATACCTACTGGCATTCCTGCTGTTTTACCAGCCTTTGTAGGAATTGAAACTGTATAGCTTGCCTTATCAACCTGAAGGAAAGCACCGTTCTGAGCTACAATCTTATTAGTTGTTGTTGCTGCGCCTATCTTGCCGCTAACTGTGAGTGGAGCAACCTGTGTGTCAGCAAAATCATTTGTATCAAGCTTGCACTGTGCTTCAACCATACCAGCTCTATCGAACCAAACCTGGTTAGGTTCAATCTGGCCATAGCTGAGACCCTTAGCAGAGTTACCGTTGCGGAAAAGACCGCGGTCAAATTTAACAAATGCCATTATCTATTACCTCCTTTGTGTTTAATTAAAAGTGCAAGAGCACCGGTTTCTGTAACCTTGTTTGAACTCTTGTAAATCAAGTCGGGCTGTTCGTCCTTGTTCTTTGAGAAAACAGAAGTATCTGCATTATAAGCAGCAAAGCAAACTTCCTTTTTGAAATCTTCAACAGAGTAGTCATTCATCTTGCTGTTAAATTCTGCTACCTGCTCATCGCTAAGGTAAGTAGAAAATTCATCAATAATAGCTGACTTCTTTTCTGTATCGATTGTATTCTTAAAGTTTTCCAGCTCTGACTTTTCATTATTTATGTCGATGAGAGACTGATTTAATCTACTAATTTCGGCATTTTTTTCTTCAAGTTCTGACTTGTAAGAATCAACCTATGCCTGAAGTTCGTTATTAGTCTCTTCGAGAGAATTCTTAGACTTGTCATCGTCCTTCTTCTTTTCACCGTCGCCTTCTTCGCCGCCGTCTTTCTTGTCATCCTCGTCGTCGTTCTTAGCGCACTTGTTCTTCTCGTCATCATCATCGTCTTTCTTATACTCTTCAAGTTCAGCAAGAGCATTTGTAAGCTGTTCATTAAGACTTTCCTTCTCAGCTGTAAATGAAGCAATCTCAGCCTCATGAGCCTCAAGCTTAGTCTGAACCTCAGCATAAGTGCCAACTGCCTTCATAGCATTAAGAGCATTAAGCTCGCTTTCTGAAACATCTACAATGTAACAATCTTCAATTCTGTCGATTGTAACAGTATTTGCTTCATTATCTTTTGTGTAGTAAGCACGAAGATACTTGCCATTGGCAGTATCGTAAGCAATTGCGTAATCATCATAGATATTGCAAATTAACTTAAAACTATCTTCTGTTGTGTTAAGCGCATCAAAAATAAGATTGCACTTATCATTATCTGATAGCTTAAAGATATTTTTCTCCATTTTCTTGCTCTCCTCCTTTTCCTTAGAATTTTTTAGATAGTCAAACATTTCTTTAGCGTCTTTATACAGACTAAAGAAAGCGGAACCTTCAAAGCAAGGCTCAACCTCATCGCCAAGCACCTAAAGACCTAGCAGATGTCCTTTTTGGAACTCGAAATAAGGTTGTCCATCCTCGCTCCAAATTTTCCATTCTCCGTCAAGTCCTTTCTTATGAATCTCCATTGATTGGGACTTTCCAGAAATAAGGTTTGCTTCTGGATAGAGAGCGGTGTAGAGATAAACATCCGCACAAGCATACTCTCTTTCGACCCCATCTTCGTCTACGTGCTTTTCCCAAGCAAAGTTAGGATTCTCAGGAACTATACCATAAATACGTCCATCAGAGTTTTTCTCTCCGTGGTCGCCATAATCAAGATTCTCTCCATCAAATATACCCTTAACTGGCACGTATGGTAAAGATTCAATCAATTGTCTGGCGAAGTCTTCTGATATAAATGTACGATTCCTATTGAGACCCCTATAAAAAATTCGTAATCTACTCTTAGAAAGAGTGGGAGAAAGAGTCTCAACATCACCATAAATGGTAACATTAAACTTTAGCATACTTTCATCAAGCTTCATTTATCCTCACCTCCGTCACTCTTTTTTTCTGCGGCGTCGCTTTTCTTCGCTTTGCTTTCATCTTTGGATGTGGATTCTTTTTTCTCTTTTTCCTTTTCATCCTTTTCAGCAGTAGTAGAATCGTTTGGGTTTTGAGCAGGTGCTTTGCCTGCTTCAGCAGTAATAGCATTGGTCTTTCCAGACTGAGTATACGCTGACTGGAGCGGCTTAAGGTATTCATCCAAATCAAGTACATCATTTTCTAATGATTTAAGGTCAGCAAGGCTTGTCTGGTCGATACCTGTTGAAAGAACAGGAGTCAAGAAGCTATAACCAAATGCTGCTAAATCCTTAGCTTTTGAAGTATACTCATAACTGTTGTAATAGCTTATTGGAAGAATCAATACTCTGAATGACAACTTACGGTTGCCAAATTTATTATTTAACAAAGCAGTAAAAAAGTGTGCAAATCCTTCGCCAAGAACCATCATCATAGCAAGGTCATTATTCAATGAGAATTGAAGGCCTGCATCGGATGTGGCGCTGAACAGTTCCTTTGATACGCCCGCAGAATCATAAATTAATTGTTGAGCTTCGGTAACGTCAGTATTTTGCTGTCCATCTCCGCTCAAATCCAATAGGTTAACCTTACCGTAGGATGTGATAACATCGGCATCGGGGTTATCGGCTAACATTTCCAGAACACCGTCATGCATATCAGCAGCTTCGTCTGGTTCAAATACAAGCTACATACCATCATGTGGAATTTCTTGTGTAATAATACGTTTTAATGCTAACTATTTTCTTTGCTTATCAATCATCTTGTAATCCTCTAAATCATCGATAAGAGGAATTAAATCAAGAAAGAATGGACTCTCGTCAAACAAAGTGAAATAAATACCAAGCTCAACTGGCAAGAAAATCCAAGGGTCATCTGTCTTGCCGCTGTGCCACTTATTATATCCCTTTTGAACAATCTTCGGATAGGTTTTGAGAATTTGCTTACGTAAGTCCTCTTCACGAATTGTGTCAAAAAAACGCATATCAAATTCAACAACATCAATATCCTAATGATTCTTAAAGCGGCTACGACAATAAGAGAATGGTAAGTCCTGAATTGCTATACTTGTTCCACTATCATGGATAATTCCATAGAATCCGCCATCAACAAGAACATTCTTAGCAAACCAAGCACATTTTCTCTCGATGCCGAAATTTGAACAGAAATTTGCGGCATCGAAATATATCTTCTTGTTTTTCTTTTCTTTAAGTTTATCTTCATATTTATTCATATGAGGAACGAGAAGCCAAGAATAGGTAAGAAAGGTAGCATAGTGAAGAATAATACGCTTGTAAACACCACTTACTGAAAAGAAATATTCAGACAACATAGACTTTTCTACGGCAGTTCCTTCTGTGATAATACGATGAATCTCTGCCTTTGAATAGTCTCTTCTGAATCTATTCACGCTTGGCTCACGATTATTCGACTTTACCAAGGCGGCACGGCTCTTAGCAATCATGCTCTCAATACCTTTCTTAAAAGTTTCAACACGTTGAGCTTTCAGCATTTCTGGTGTCACTTCCTTTATCTCACTCACCTTCTTCCACCTCCTCTGGTACAGAATGTAAGCTGTCTCTTCAAGCCACGATTACGGCGGCGAGCCAGCTCTTTATTTTCAATTTGAACAACACGATAAACTCCCATTTCAAGTGCAGAGAATTTATCCTTCAATGTTCTGTTATTAATCTGTTCAACAGCAATCTGATTGTTAACACCAGTAAGCTTTACCTTCAAATTCATAATCTCATTAACCAAACTTGAAGTTAAAATATGTGGCATTAAACGTGCGTTCTGTGCCTCTGGACTCATTCTCTATCCCTTACGAGTAGCAAGTAGTTTACTACGTGCGTGCTGTTCAGAAATCAAAAGTTTCATGTGTCCTGAATAAATCTTTGCATATAATGCAGAGTGCATTTCACTGTTTATTTGTCCGTTAGCCTTAATACCATATAATATCTTAATAGCATTTCTTGGCTGAATATCAATATACTTACTTTCCTCATTGAAGAAACCATAAGCAGGATAAGTATTACCCTCTTCATCAGTGCTTTCTTTAATCATAGCATCACCAAAGGCAACACCAAGACCGTTGATATCTATTACGACTTCTCTTGGGTTAAACGCCGCGATAAGTCGCTTTAATTCAACAACCTGTTTATCAAACACCTTTTCTTGATTAGTTCTACCAAGAACAAATAAATTGACCAGATTAATCTTATATCCCTCACTGTTGTTAGGGAATACTTTGAGGACAGTAGCAACAGTCTAACAACCAAGTCTCGCTACATCCACACTGATTATGTAGAACGATTCAATACCATCTCTAATTTTCTCGGATGTTTCCGGATTGACAAGTTTCCTTGCTCGACTTAGCTTCTCATAGTCAAACCAAGCGTCGGCAGAACCACCAACAAATCTACTCATATACTCCTTAGCAAAACCAAGTTCATTGAAGGTTGGAGACATTTTCAATTCAGTAAGGTAGTCCTTTGAAAGAAGTCCAGTAAGAACTGGAATACGATAATCAAAGCCCCAAACAAATGTTTCCTTTGGATTGATAATCTATTGCTCCAGTAACTCTATCGTCTTGTCATAACAAAACGTGCCTTTTTCGGCGGCGGAGGTTATCCATAATTGAACCTGCTGAGGCTCATTCTCATTCTTGTCTCCGTTAACCATAGGTCTATCAACGTTCAACAAAGGAAGAATAATCTCATTTATATCCTCAGCCAAGTGGTCACGGAACTCGTCCAAAATACCACAAGTAGCACGGTTACCACGAGTAGAGTTAAGTGGTGTCATAACGTCAAACACTGACTTATTTCTAAAAGTTAATCTCAGTTTTGTTACGAAAGAGTTCGTTACACTCTTCCTTCTTAATATTTCTATTAAGCTCAGACTATATCTTCTTCCTACTGGAAGTGCTCCATTTCGAGGCACTTGCCCCTACTCCCTTGCGGGATAGTCGTTGAACCTTTAAGAATATTATCTAATATTTTTTCAATTTTATGATATAAAGTGTATTTAATACTTAAATAATTCAATCCATTTTCAATAGCCGCATTTTTCTTTATATTATCTTTATTCTTACAATAAGAAAAATTTTCTATTGTTTTGTGAAAATAAGGATTAAATTCATAATGCTGAATACCTTGATATTCAATCACTAAATTATACTCAGGAAGATAAAAGTCAAAATAATGAAGTCCAATATTCCAGTCTTTGAAATATTTTTGCTGTTCATATCTTATATTGTTTTCATCAAGCCAAGCGCATATTTTCGCTTCTCCTGTCGATTTATTTTTACCACATTTGGGACAAAAACCATTACGTAAAAGATTTGTAGGTTTAACCTTGCGAATAAAACCACAAGTATTACATCGAATTTTTATCTCTTTGTCTATGTCCTCATAATCAGACAATAAAGTAAAAGCGTTGGGATATTTTTCGTTTAACTCAAATTTATAGGCAATATGGTCTTTTTTATTTTTTTGACCAGAGCAGTATTGACATTCAATAGAAGAATTATTTTTTAGTAAATTACCAACAAAAAATTCATTAACTCGTTCGCATTTAGAGCAAGTAAAACGAACCTTATCTCCTTTGTTTCCATTTTTACTTTGCTGTGCCATATAAAATTCAATATTATATCCCTTGTCTCCAATTTTTTCTTTAATTATTTCTCTATTTTTTAGAGTATCCTTCCTAATATAATTACATTTAGAACAAATTTTTGTTCTTCTCTTCCTAAATAACTCTCCAGTATTAACTGTAATTTCTCTATTGCAGTTTAAACACTTTATTATACTATTCTCAGAAGAATTCTTTCCCCATTGAATTACTTCAAATTCTTCTTCTGGAAATTTATTATTTATTTTTATCATAAAATCTTCATATGTCATAATATTCCTCCTTGGCTGCTGATTATCAATTGTTGGCACTTAGGATTTAACCATATGCCATTCACTCTTTTATTTCTACTTTCGTCGCATTGATATTTGAGGAAATATCTTTAGCAAGAGTGACTTTACGATTTCCCAGCAATTAAAAGCATTATTTTTTCATCTTGTTACCAAAATGTATGTCTATTAACTAAACATAGTCATTACCAAAATTACCGTTACCAATAATCTCGTCTTGAAGTAGCGGGAAGAAGTCCCAAAGCTAATGTATCTTCTGGTTCGCAATTTTAGCACCCTGAGCCTTACCAGGGGCGCACTAGAATCGTAATGTTGCGAGTCTGTTCGTTACGCAGACCCTTCTTATACTCTCGCATAAGACCAGACTAAATCAATCCTCATTTTGAGGCGATTGGCATTTCGAGCCACTTGGCTCTACTCCTGTCAAGGATAGTCGTTGAACTAAAATTTCTTCAATTAATGACTTTTCTAAGTAAGAGATTTCAAGTAGCTCAATACCTGCTTCATGAGCTATTTGCTTTTTTCTTTTATCAATTTCCTGCTGATTAGCAAATTGTTTTTCTCCACCAAAGACTTTCACTGACTCATAGTGTTGTCTACCTTGAAATTCAATTAGTAAATTGAAGTCTGGTAGATAGAAGTCATATGGAGCTTTCTTGATGTTTTCTAAACGTTTTTGCTGTTCATACTTTATGCCGTATTTATCCAATACTTCTTTAATTTTTAACTCTCCTTTTGAGTTGATTGTATAGCATGGGCAGTGGCTGTGATATAGTAAATCTCTTGGTTGAGCAGAGAATATCTTGCCGCATAAAGTATGTCTAATTAACGCCTTTCGTGACCATCCCTAATACTTATCAGGAATAATCTCGTATTCAGTATCAAAGGCTTCTTTTAATCTGTTCTGTGCTTCTTCTAAAGGTAACTTCTTTCCGATTTTGTTTCCTTTATAAGTGTTAGCACAGAAAGGACAAAACTCACTTTTTGTTTGTCTGAACAAATTCTGTAAATGCTCCATGTGAACAACATTTCCACAATCCAAACATTTAAAGTCAGCAGGTTCTCTCATTACCCTAAAGGTAATAATATCATAATTGATGTCACCAAATTTCTTATAAATCCTATCTCTTAATTCTTTTTCAGTCATTACTTTTCCTCCTTTAGTGCTGATTGTCCATTAGAAACCCTTAGGATTTAACCATAGGTCGATTTAATATATTTATTTCTGCTTTCGCAACATTCAAGCACAGGATTTCGTGCTTTGTAGTAATATTAAATTCTTGGATTTCCCAGCTTTTAACCAATCTTATCTGTCGCACTTCACAATACGACAGCGCTATCTAGTATTAACGTGACTTCCCGGTCTGAATATACAAATCAGATACAGCGCCAAGATGCATATAAACGACTTACCGGCGGCACGTGGTGCGATTGTTAACACACGTCCGTAGCGTAGACACGCTCTGATAAACATTACTTGGAAGAACTTCAACTTAAATTTTGACCCCACTGGTTTAATCAATTCCAAATAAAGGTCGGGGTAAGAAGAGAACAAGTCCGCATACTGCTCATACAGTCTCTACTTCTTCTATATTCTCTTCTCACTTATTACGGCGCCTTTCTCTAAGGCAATACCATTACGATAGAAAACTTCACCCTTAGTTAAAATTTGAGTAGTAGCATTAATCATCTACTACGGCAACAATATATTCATAGTCATGCCGCATCGCCTCAAATTTCAATATTGAACTCTTCGTTCTCGTCAACATCGTCAGCAAATGATTCATATTCGCCCCAGTCGAAACCAGAGTTAGTAATCTTATCTGCTGTCTTCAAGTTCTCAATACGTTCCTTAATTTCTTCCCCGATAGCAGTTTCATTAATATAAAGATATCTTGACCAATACTGTATATCCTTCATAGTCTTGTCAACTTCATCATTTACTGCACCGTCATAGTAGTTAATCTTATAGCCCAATTTCTCAAGATAAGCAAATACCTCGCCAGTAGAGTTAAACTCACTACCTTCCTTGATAGCCTGAGTAGTAACACCAGCAAGTTTGCACAAGTTATCATAAGCCTTCAAATCCTTATCAAACTCCATGCCGCTTCTTATCTTGTCTTCAATAATCAGAGAAATCTTACACAACTTCAATACTTGGTCTTCATTCAAAGCGCCAACAATACCAGTAGTTTGTGTAATACCACTATACAAATTCTCCAAATATTCAAGCTGTTGTTCATCATATTCTTGTCCCCATCTCTTATGCAATTTATTAATTCTGCTTGCCTTTATTTCAGGGAGTCCATCTTCAACACGCTGTTCATCCTATAATATCAAATAAGCATTATTATATTCCGTCCAGTCAAGAGTATCATAAGGTTTCTCTCTAAACATATAGCAATAAGTTCCAAAAGCATCAGTTCCATGAGCCTAATAGGTCTTCTCGAAAACTTCTGGAACGAATGGAACGTCAGCAAGCTAACAAAGCTTATTCGCCATATTCCATCTCTATTCATCTGATTTGCCGCCTAAAAGTCGAGCTATGCAACTTCTACAAATCGGCATTGAGCCGTTCAATAGTTCTGAACGTAATCCTATATAATTCGCTGTGCTTTTATCTTCTTTGCACAACAGGCACTTTTTCATTGCCATTTTTCATCACCTCTTATTCC